GGTGATGGTCACAAGATGAGTGACATTCAGATGCGCAAGTTATCCGATGGAGCAGATGTAGATCGCTACACGGGTTACATGAACATCCTGAATGACATGGCTGGTCGTGATCCTACCATTGCAGCTGTAGCTAAAGCCTACAACGATTACATGACCAATGATGCTCAAGCAGCTATGAAGTATCGTGCTGCCTTTAAGTCTAAAGAAGGGGTGATTGGAGCAGAAGGTAGAAAGAGTTGGCTCTCGGCCAAGGAGAATGCTAAGGCAGGTGTGAAGAATGAGATGCAAGCTCTGGAGTCGATGAATAAGTGGTCTCAACAACAGCAAGCTCTTGCCAAGATTAAGCAGTTCAACAGTGATCCTGAGATCGAAGCACCTGTTGCTAAGGAGCTAGTTCAAAGGTATCTGGATAATGTGCAGGGTCGTAACCAAGGTCCTCTGTCACAGGGTGTCAATGGGTTAGTAAATGGCTTTGCTCATGTTACTGGTATTGGTCCCTCAACCCTCAAGTCTATTGTGGGTAAGGGTAAGACTGGTCTACTGACTCTGTTCATTGGCTTGGGTAAATTGAGCCACAGTTTTGTGACTCTGGTACAACCTCTCCAAGGCATTCCTGTTGTCAACTCGTTGATGAAGGCAGAAGGTGCCAAGCTTGGGCTTACTCAGATTACTGCTGCTCTTAAATCCTTTGGATCACAGACACAGATTCTGACTGCACTGGCTAGTGGTAAGGATGTTGGTGATCCTTTCCTGAGAGAGGCATTGAAGTTCGCTAAGGCTAACGATTCCTTCAACTCGTCACAGTTCCAGTTTGGTAAGATGACGGATGCCTTTACCCATCCCGCCATGCTGGCAGTTAAGCATATCGCTGAGTTTAACGTGACTGGTACCGAAGCAGCTACTCGTGCTTTCACCTACATGTACTACTCCCACATGCTGCGTGATCTGGGTTTGAGCAACAAGGAAATCTTCCCGGCTGCTCACAATGCTATGAAGGATGTGATGGTGGATTACAACTCGTGGGAACGGCCCGGTGTCTTTGGGAAGCTTGGTTTCCTTGGTGACTTGACAGCCATGCTGACTCGTTACAAGTTCAACCAGATCGATCAGTTTGCTAGAGCTACCAAGTATGCTTCTCATGGTCAGCTAGGGCCGATGGTGACGATGCTCAACACATCTATCATGGCTGCTGGTCTACGGGGTATCATGGCTTACAGCCTAGCTAATAAGCTGGTACAAGCTGGTACCACGTGGGCTGCTAAGAACAACATGATGGAGAAGCCTACCTCTCTGGATGAAATGCTGTTGCACATGCTTCATGGTAAGAGTGAAGATTTCAAGAACGTGGTGAAGTTTGGATTACCTGCTGCTCTGGGTCTTAACATGACTGGTAGCTTGAGTCATGGGGATGACATTCCTGATGATCCTCTTGGTGCTCTGATCCCTCAAGGGGCGCCTATGTTCAACATGGGAGAGTCACTCTATCAAGTGGCTCGTAACCCTAACAAGGCTAATGCTCAGACGGCTCTATATGATCTGGCACCTAACTCTGCCAAGGGGATTCTTGAGAATGCTATGTTCACTGACAAAGCTACGGGTAAGTATTCTAATCCCCATAGTTATGAGACACAGACCATCCGTAGCCCCGAAGATCAGATGAAGCGTAACTTCGGTTTCCGTCCTCTCCATGAGGCTAATGAATCTCTCACTACTCGGATTGATAATGAGCAGAAGGATTCAGAAGCTCAGGTTAGGCAGGATGTAATCGAACGAGTCCTACGAGATATTGATTCTCACGGAGGGAAGGTTACTCCCGAGTTAGCTGACAAGATTGGCAACCAGTATTCACAGAAGTATGTTGCAAACAATGGTGATCCGAATGAGATTATCTCGCACATTGTCCATCACATCGGTGTGGGTCAAGCACTAACGACCGCACAACGTGCACAGGGCATTCCGAATAATAGTCTTAACTCGATCTTCCAATACAAACGATATGAGGATTTGAAATAATGAACTCAATGAAGTACAGCCCTACGGGGCGAGCACTCACTGAGAAGTGTGAAGGATTCCGTGCCGAGTCGTATCAAGACTCGGTCGGTGTCTGGACGATTGGTTATGGTCACACGAGTGGTGTCCATGCGGGTATGACCTGCACCCAAGAGGAAGCAGACCAATGGCTGGCTGAGGATATTCAAGGAGCCGAGTATGTGGTTAATAAGGTTGTTACGGCTCCTCTTAATCAGAACCAGTTCGATGCTCTTGTTGATTTTGTATTCAATCTTGGCTCTGGTAACTTTCAGAGTTCTACATTGTTGCGTCTCCTCAATCAGGGAGACTACGTTGGTGCATCGAAAGAGTTCCCCAAATGGAATCACGCAGGTGGTAAAGAACTTGCAGGACTCACCATTCGTCGATTAGCTGAGCAAGCTCTTTTTGATACACCAATAAAACTAGTCCAAACCCCAACAACGTCGGAATCAACCACGCCAGTAACGCTAGTACAACAACTTCAAACATGGGTGCAAGCCCTCCAAAGTAAGTTCAAATAAAGAAGCCCGCGAAAGCGGGCTCTTTTTTTACCAAACTCGTGGTCGAATATCCATATCACTCACCCCCTTCGTCGTAGAAACCTTGGAACCAAGTGAATCGAAAGATACCGAGGTCCAGGTTAATACCGAATCCCATATCCTCCGAATCAAAATATTCCAAACCAAACGCAACACCTAGAATAAAACTAAACGCTAACATACCATTCCTCTACAATAACTGGCTTATTAAGAGACTTCATGTAAGTAATCATATGGAGTGTTCCTTTAGATTTCCCATCCCAGAAAGCAATCAACTGATCTGCATAGTTACCCATCTCGATATTCCGAAGGTATCCAGCTTTCTTACCATGAGTCTCCCAATCCGCAGGAAACTCTTTAACAGGAATCCCCTTCTCCTCAGCCCAATGCTTGCCAATAGTGTCTGGCCCTTTTGCTAGACCAGAGACTACCTCAGTAATCTCTGTATGTGTATCTAGCAATCTATAGATATTCTTGGAGTCTTGGACAGTACGACTACCAGCAATAATGGTCTTCACAGAATCTCACACGAGCCTGATGTGCAGGCATACTCTTGACTACCATTAGTTGTATCCTCTCCCTTCTCATAACCATCAAACATGTTCCAGTCAATCGTTGGGAAAGAAGCTTTCAAAGCGTCGTAAGTATCTTTATCCAAGTCTTGATAAGGAGCCTGCTGATAAACGTGATCATTATGTGGAAGAAACGATACACCACCCACGTCATCCAAGTTACGATATACCCAAGCACCCACATCCATCCACTCATTTTCTTTTACGTACACCGTGATAGAAGGATTGTGTTCACACCAATGCCGCTTAAAAGTGAGATAATGCTCCAACTGTTCCAGAGCTGTCCTTGAAGATCGTACAACCGAGCCATCGGGAGCATGTACAGGAAACTCAAACACAAGATTAGACTTATTTGTAACGTCTTCTTCACAAGGAACTCCCTGTTCCTTTAGGAATACAGCGAGAGGGTCCTTAACATCTGCACGAACGGTGCGGATATAATAAGGGTTATGACGAGGATGAATACCGCTGGCAGAATCCACGAGTTGTGATACAGTTCCACTAGGCTTGACAGTAGTGATTGCAGCCGACTGCTCAATACCAAGAGTCTCTGCCCAAGCCTTGTTTGTCTTAACGGACACATCTTTCATCCTTTCTAGGGTAGCCTCAAGGATTCGACCAGAGTGATCAGACTTGGTACCGTTAAGAATGGGATGGTCCATAATGCCAGTAAGACTAACACCCAACAAACGTTCTTCTTCAGCATTATTCTTCCATACCTTCCTCAGATATCTGAAGTCTGTGAGAGTTGATTGGAACGTACCAATAATCGTAGCGAGTTCAACCTTGTTGCACAGAGTCTCAACTGTGTCTCCAGCTCGAACAATAACTTCTGATAGGTTACAGAATCCATTAGGCCGGAGGATAATTTCTCCGCATGGATTCGTTCCAAAATCCCAATCAACGTCGCGACGTCCAGTAGCGCCTGCTTGCTTCTTTGCGGATACCCGATTAAAGATTCCCCGCTCCCCGCTCTTACTTTCGTAGAGGGCATGCCACTCCTTCATAAAGATACCAATGTCCGGCTTCTCTGTATATGCTACAGAGTTATTAGCCAGAGCACGGTGGCCACTAGACTCCCACCAAGCGCCATTCTTTGCATTCCGCATTCGCTCGTCAGTAAGATTAGACAGACTGATAAGAGCAGAGCGGCGAACACCTCCAACAACAACGATTTGCGCAATCTTGCAAACCAAGTCATGACATTCCACTGAGTTTAGTTTTCGTCCAACTGCATTTCTAAATAGATTGATCGTAAATCTAAAGAGGTCAACCAGAGGTTCAGGGCCGCTTGCACGTCCTCCAAAGGTCTTGAGCCTAGCACCGGCGGCTCGCACTTTACTAACGTCCCATCGTGGCACCTGCCCCGAATACAGAAGAGAGACAAGCTGGCGGAATGCACTTGCCCATCCTTGTTTACTGTCAGCGACGACAATAACTGTGTCAGTATCGTGGAGATTATCTGGAACCTCGGGGAGTTTGTTGACATATTGTCGTTCGACACTGAACCCTACTCCTGTTCCATTCATCAAGACGAACATACATTCGTCAAAAGCTTTTGGATCATCAATGGGCAGATAACTGCAATTGTACCCTGCGATATTATCTCGTTCGAGAGCAGGGCCAGCAGTCATCAAAGCTCTCATTGATGGTACGATATCCAGATTATAAATGCCATCAAACACGCGCTGATAGGGGAAAACATCCCCGTAACGCCCAGCCCAAAAATCACAATAGCGGGCCACGGTCTCCGTCCATCTTTCCCGTCGCCCGAGTTCTGGGACCCATCGGGCGTATCGTGATTTATATACATATTCTTGTAGGTCCGTACTAAAGTCGCTCATGAGCGTTGCTCCTTAACGCGATGACACATCGTATCGCTTGTCAATAATCCTCCGGTTCGTCAAAGTAAGCTAGAAGAATATCGTATCGTTCTTCGATTTGATCCATGAGCAAAGCTGGAAGTTCCTCACTGGTGATATCCAGTAGTTCCAAGATTGTCAGTTCATCCATCTGTTGGAGCTTTTCCACCAGCTCGTTAATTGTTCTTTCATTAATCATCGTCTTCAAATTCAATATGAAGATCAAGTTTCTTACCTACCATAAACTCAATCCGTGCGCCGTAGGAATTCTCCCATCCCGCTAGCATTAACATGGCATCACACTTAGATACTAAGGTAATGTCTTCCAAGATACACTCTAACCAATCCGCCTTCGGATCAGGGTTATGTTCAGCGGGGCTAATAACTTCATGGCCCCGTTCACGTAGATCAGCTGTAGCTGCCGCAAAGGCAGGAAAGTTTAGATCCTTATATCCGCTCATGGGACCACTAATATACCATTTCATTTCGGTGCCTTATATAGATCGTCCAAGTCAGGCCGGGTCTTCATCATATTGGATAAGAACATCCAGCAACATCCGACATGATCGATATGTGGGAGACCAGACTCAGGATCAGTATACTCACCCCGTAACATAGCAAAGGTATGGCGCATAAGAGCAGCAATAAGGCGAGAATAATTAATACCACCCCGCCAATTGTGCGACGCGTACTTCTTGGCTCCAAACTGGAGGACCCTAGCGAGTCCGTCAAGAGCCAGTGGATCAAGCAAGTCAAGAGGAACTTTATCTTGGTCATACTTGACTCCTGTTGTATTAACTGAGGACAATTCTACTCCTGTTAGTCTGGGCATCCTCCACAGATTTATCGGAGGTAGGGTTAAGTCCGGCCACTCTAGTTTGAAGGTCAAGGATTGCTAACCCCAGAGTATGAAAGGACATAGCATCAGCACGAATAACATCAGGTATATTACTAGGAGCGTTCGCCACTCCCCCTGCTTGATGAATGAGTTCTTCAAGTCTCTTCCAATCTTCATTGTCCAAAACTGGTTCTCCATTTAAAATTACGAACCATATTTGTCTCTCAGGAATTCTAGGGGAACATACATCTCGTTAAATTCACCACCAACAACGTCATGGAGCATAACCAAGCCGCGCCAATGATTGTTCCCTTGAGGCCCCAAGTAATCTTCATCGTGCTCATAACAACTGCCAGCGATAATAGCAGTAATACGTTTACCATCAGCTCGATAAGCAGAAGCACTCTGTCTCCCCTGTTGGTGTCCGGCTACGCAACTCATATGCTTCTTATTTAGTTGGGCAGCAGCCGTGGAGGCAGGCCGTCCAGCAACACCGGTGACAAAATAGTGGCTATAAGCAACACCGTCAATAACAACAACCTCCAGAAAAGGGTGTACTTCCCATCCAGCAGCTTCATAGCCCAGATCACTGAGGTCCATAAGCCCATCCAGCTTGGGATCAGAATTAATAGCGCGACTGATCCGGTCCTCGTGATTCCCCATAGTGAGGACCATTCTAGGTTTATAAAGTCGTTTACCATTCTTTCGTTGCTTATTATTATATTCGTGCAACGGACCTAGCAGAACCTCCATACCCCTCTTAGCTGCTTCAATGTCCAGAGCGTAGCGACGACCTTCATAAGTCTTCTTACCATAGTCATAACTAGAGAGGCTTGGCATGTCAGCGAAGTCTCCTATCTGAACGACTACATCTGGTTGCTTATGAACAATGTACTTACCAATGTGACTCAGATAATCCAGATTGTCTTGAGAACGAATCTGGGTATCAGGAATTACCAAGTGTTTCATTGTGTGGCGTCCGGGGTCTCATGGATATCTATCAGCTGTCTACCATCTGTGCTGGTAAATGGAATAGCACCTGCTCGGATTAATGTCTCCAATCCCATCTCAATAACGAAGGCTAGTTCTTGTCCCTCTAGATTACCTTGGAACGTGACCGAACCATCTTCTTTCTCGAATACTTTATTTACATTCACTTAAACCATTCCCCCGGAATTGTATCAATGGTGGCCCATGCAACCCCGTGCTTGTCGCACCATTCCGCATAGGTCGTATTAGACGCGCGGTTTAACTTGTTGTTGGGGTTCTGGAATACCAGATAGACTGTTATGTCAGGGTGTTGCTCCCTGATGTATAGATGCTTAGCCCGATCAGCAGCTTTCCACAGTCCCTTAGTCTCAATAAAGACATTGTCTGTGATCTTCCAATCGGGTGTATAAGTATGCTCCACTAGATACTTGATCTTATCTTTCTCGTATTCAAGCTGTGGGTACTTAGCTGCGAAGTCTTTCTCAAACTTACTCTTGTAAGGGGCTTGCTTCGCTCTCGCCTGTGA